GGTCTGACCCTTCGTGTCGGTCGGAGATGAACTACGATGGCGATACGTTTAATGCGACAGGGTTCAGGTGAGTGGGTGCTGGATGGATGTGTATCGTCGGGATAGTGAGGGCGCTTGGCGGAAAGAGGGTGAGGAGCCTGGTATTTCGTACTTTGGGCCGGTTGAGTATCGCTGGAATCCGGTGGTCATGGATGGTGGGCTGTGGTATACGAGTCGCCGCGGGGATCCGGCTGATTGGTCGTATGGGCCGGTTTGGGACTGGGGATGGCGGCAAGTCTGCGTGTTTTGGCGTAGGCGGCGGCTGCGGATTGCGCTGAAGAAGATCAAAAAGACTTGACAAGGCGTGAGGGGTGTGTATACTGCTTAGTGTGAGGTGGTGATATGATTCTATGGCTAACACGCGATACGGGCGGTGCTCGGGCGGTGTGGGACCGGAAGCCGAAACTGGATGGTGATGTGTGGATTTCGTCAAGCAAGGCTGATTTCGGTTGCGTATCGGAAGGTACGAAGGGGTTTTCGGTGCTGGAGGATATGATGTTCAAAACCTTCTGGCCTCCGAACGGTGAGTTCAACAAGATTACGGTAAAGGTGGCGAGCGATGAGTGACTTCGTGAAAGAGATAAAGGCGGTTATAGATAAATACCAACAAGATGGCGGGTCGCCTAGCGACTTCGTTCTTGGCGAGTATTTACTTGGCGGTCTTGAAGCATTCACTTTTTCAGAAACAATCCCAATCGAAGGAGCGAACAATGTCAATGCGAGCGATCAAGCGGATAATCTGGCCGGAGAAGGCTAAATGTCCGGCGTGTGGGAAGATGGTGAAGTTCCGGTGGGGCAGGAAGCAGAAATGCCCGAAATGCGGCGGTGATGCTGTCGTGTGGGATAATCGGAAGCCGGGATGACGGAAGACGACATCATGAGCATCGTAAACGACGGCTTCATGGGTTTTATGGCGGCGAATCGCAGGAGGGGGGCGCGTGAGCGTGAATTGTTGTGTATGATGTCAGAACTCGCGTCAGAGCTAGTGGCAGCGCGTGAGCACCAAGTTCGGACGCACTACCTGTACTCACACCTTAAAGACCGATGATGAATGACTGGGAAAAACAACTCGACGCCTACCTGAAGAAAGCCTTATCACAGGACGTGGTACACAAGTGGCTGAAGCAGAACGGCTTCATGGTCGTGATGCGCGACCGGTCGTTGGGCGAACTTACCGCGAGCGATATACGGCGCGGGCTGGATGATTGGGGGGAGAGATGGCGGTGAAGTCGTTTTCCAGAAGTGGACGGTGGTACAAGCAGTTTACGTCTAAGAGAGCGCCTGTGTCATATTGGTGCATTTGGCCGTTGATCGGTCGATGGGGGAAGAAGGTGACACATAGGCGAGAAAGACAGCAGGCCAAAAAAGAAATCTAAAAAATACTTTCACACCATAAACACTTATCCCATAATAACTTAATACCCATATCCCGACCAATCCGATAGACAATCCGTAAAAACTTCTTGACATTGTAGCGTTCCGGCGTATAACAGTACCGTGGTGATACTGCCATAATGGCAGACGCCCATGCGCTTACAGGGCGCATTTGAAAACTTGAGGCGGCGAATAAACAATAAACCCGGCGCAAGCCAACGATCAAGGTTAAGGCTTGGTCACGGGCGGGAAGGCCATCCGCCTGTCGTCTTTTTAGGTGATACTCCGGTAGCGCCGGAGCGATTGCTGGGAGCGCACACCCCTGCCGAACCCGACGGGGAACAGGCTTAACGGGTGCCCAGCCACACAGCGGGGCCTGCATAACAGAGGCCCCATAAATACAACCGGGTTCGCCCGTTTAGGTGGTAGATGGATAAAGACCTGATCGCGAGATTGGGGCGGGAGCGGAGGTTGACGGAGTTTCTATTGCGTAAAGCGGAGCTTCAGTGCCAGTTCGACATGACGCCTAACGAGGCGTTGTTTATCTGTTTACACGAATTCCCACCGATGGATAAAGAGGAAACTCGTGAACTCTGAAGAAGAACCTGAAGAAGAGTTTAGGAAAATCAAGACGGAAGGGTTCGCCAGTCTCACGACGGTTGATCTGATATGGTGCCTCAATAACATACAGAGCGGGATCGCCAAGAACGCAACATCACCGGCGGCCTGGGATTTGTGCGTGGCGCTAAAGCAGGAACGGAACAAGGCGAGCGCAAGCCCGCTTTTGTATAAGTGGTTACTGGACAAGCTTTACAGTAAAGAGGATGACGCAAGCGTTGACACAGACGACGCAAGACGGCTCACCGGCATCGGAAAACGTATTCGAGAAGAGGTTGAGCGACATCGGGCTGAGTTACTCGAATCTGCCTAAAGGTCTGTCAGACAACATGTACTGGCGGGATGCTTTGTGGCGGCTCGGGTTCGAGAGTCCTTTGTACCGCGATGCCTTGATGGAGGTCTGCCGGAACGACATCCTGTTCTGGCTGAACGCCTTCGTGTGGATATTCGAGGCCAGGCGCACCGGCATTAAAAAGACTTCCGCTAAATGCTTACCCTTCATCACTTACGACTTCCAGGATCCGGTGTTGCTGAAACTTGTCCACTCTATCTTCAACAGCGACGATCCCAACAAGGACCATGACATAGTGATCTCCAAGTCTAGGGACATGGGAGCGTCCTGGATGTGCCTGATGGTCTTCCTGTGGTACTGGTTGTTCCATGACGAATGTACGTTCCTGTGCATGTCGGCTAAAGAAGAGATGGTCGATTCCGGCAAGAACCCGAAGTGCTTATTTTATAAGCTGACCTACGCAATCGACCGGTTGCCAAGTTGGATGCGGCCTGAATACAAGCATACGGCGATGCACCTTTACAACTACGCGACAAGGAGTGTTATTGATGGCGAAGCAACGTCCGCCAACAGCACAGTCTCCGACAGACGTTTGGCGATACTTCTTGACGAGTTCGCCAAGGTTGACAACAAGGAAATGGGTCTCGGAGCCAAAATCGTCCGAGTCTCAGCCGACGCCACGAACTGTCGGATATTCAACTCCACCTTCGAGGGACAGGACACCGGGTTCTACCCGCTGACTGTGGGTGACGAAAAGAACGTCCTGAAGCTCCACTGGTCAATACACCCCGAGAAGAAACAAGGTCTTTACAGGTTCAAGGACGGCAAGGTCACGGTCATTGACGACCAGTGGCACGACATGAACCCTGGTTACAAGTTCATGCAGATCCCTGGACTACGAGATGGTTTGCGGTCGCCGTTCTACGATGTTGAGTGGAAGCGTCGAAGAGGTATCGAACGCGACATTGCATCCGAGTTGGACATGTATGCTCGCGGTGCTGGTGACCCATATTTTCCGTCGGACCAACTGATACCGATACGCGCTGAGTACGAACGCGCCCCCAACCACGAAGGAATCATTGACGAGATCCTCAGTCGCAAGGTCGAAGACTACGACGACCGCCTGCACAGGACGAAGTGGTGGTTCAATCCGAAAGCGGGTTCACGCCCACCGCAAAACACAACCTACACAATCGGTGTTGATATTTCTCAAGGATCCGGCGCATCCGATTCGGCTGTGTCCGTAGGCAACGACCAGACCGGCGAGAAGGTGTTTGAGTTCATCACGAACCACATGCTCCCGTCGAAACTCGCTGACGTTGTGTTTCATCTGTGTGAGAAGTTCACGACCAACAAAGGTAAGCCCTATTTGATCTGGGATGCCGGCGGCCCTGGACGTGCGTTTTCGACGGCGATGGTTGAGAGGCACCACTATGAGCCAATCTTCAGGTACAAAAACAAACAAGACCGAAAAGGCGTCCGGTCATCGCGACCTGGTTATCCCGGCACGAAAGACAGCAAGAACGAACTGTTCTATCGGTATCGTGACGCCTTGTTTACCAGAAGGTTCATTACGCACTCGCGTATGGCCTATGAGCAAGCAAGCGAGTATGTTCATGCGACTGGCGGACGGATCATTCACCAGGGTTCGCGGACCACTGATTTAGAATCCGACAGCGGCGACAACCACGGCGACATCGCGTGTTCGGAAGCCCTGTTGGTTGTTGGGATGCAGGAACGACCGGAGCCTACGGCACCGGAGAAAGTTATCCCGCGTGGGTCATTCGCGTGGCGGTTCAAGAAACGGCGAGAAGCGGAACGAAAAATGGTCAGCATGTTTGGGTGATATTTATGACGCAGTATGCAGATACAAAATGGGGCCGCACGAAAAGTTGGGCCAAGGACAAGTTCGGTGACCTGAAGAAGTTCTTCGGTACGACTCCAGACGGCAACAGCATGGAAGAGTACAACGGGTTCAACGTGCCGGCGAAGATCATGGACTCCGCTAAACACAACTACGACAACATGCGGCCCTGGCGAGAACAGGCGGCTGACGGTATCGCTCAGTTCAGGGGCAAGTACGGTGTGTCGAAAGACGAACCGCACGAACCGGTTCCGCTGAACAAGATCCGGCAAGCGGTTCAAATCTGGATGCGGCTTCTTGCTTCCGATACACCCCAAGCGTACATACAGACTGACTACGCGGACCTGAAAGAGTTCGCTGACACGTTTGAACTGGAGATCAACCGGCATCTGAAGGAAGTCCGTGTCGAAGACGCGGCGAACGAAGCTGTGCTTAATGCCATGTTCTGTGTCGGTGTTGTCAAGACGGCCATAGCCGAAGGCGAACCGGATGACGGGTTTGAGGCTGACGGTGTGTTTTATGATTTCGGCAAACCGTTCAGTTCGTCCGTGAACCTTGACAACTTCGTAATCGACATGGAAGCAGACTCGCGGCATGAGATTTCGCTTATCGGTGACAGGTTCAAACGCCCGAGAGCGTGGGTTGACGCGATGCGGAAGGGTGACGAAGAGTCGGCGGCTGAAACGCTTGATGCAAGTTACATGGCTCCTGAAGAGAGAACGTCCGGCATCACGGAAACCCCCGGCAAGCGGCTGTATGAAGAAGTCTGGTGTTGGGATATTTACCTTCCGAAACAAAATCTGATATGTTTGTTCGTGGACAACGAAGACGTACCACTGGACGTATACGAATGGCAAGGTCCCGAGGGTGGACCGTATGAGTTAATCGGTTTTGACTGGGTGCCTGGGGAGGTTCTCCCTTCGGCCCCAATCACGATTCTAGAGCCGCTTCACAATTTCATCAACGCTTTAATGCGTAAACTTGAGAATCAAGCACGGCGACAGAAATCTCTTACGGTCTACACCAAGGGTAATGAAGGGGACGCGACCACAATCAGGGACGCGGCAGACGGCGCAACGGTCGGGCTTACGGATACGCAATCGGTCGGTCAGATAAAGATGGGCGGACCGGAGCCGATGAATCACAACATGGTCGTCTGGTCGGACGAGAAGTACGACTCTCACGCGGGCAACCTTCCGTCTCTCGGTGGTCTGGAGCCGCAATCGGAAACGGCTACGCAAGACAAACTTCTGCACGAGTCCGCGTCGGCGTTGATCGACTCCATGCGTAGGGCTGTGATGAAGTCGCTTGGCAGAGTGATACGCGCTCATGCGTGGTATCTGTGGACCAACCCGCTGCACAACAAGACCAACATGCAGACGTTCCCTGGTACGGGTTTCATAATTCCGGCAGAGTTCTCTGAAGAAGTGAAGGAAGGCGATTTTCTTGATTACAACTTCACGGTCAACCCTTATTCACTGAAGGAGGTCACGCCGCTTGAGAAGGCGAACCTGTTAATAACCAACTGGGAACGGATCATACTCCCGAACTTACAGATGTTCATGCAAGCCGGCCAGATGCCGAACGCTGTTGAGATGGCGAGACAGGTGTTCGAGTTGCAGAACATTCAGATGAGCGAACTGTTTACCCCGATGGATCCGGACCAGCAGCAACCGCAGGAGCCTGGACAGACACCGTGGCCGGCGCAGTTCAAGCGGTCCGAGACTCACAACGTCCGTGAGAGCCGGCCGGGTACGACGCAACGCGGAAACAATCAGTCGATCATGGCGGCGAACGCGGGTGTTCAGCCTCAGAACGACCAAGCCGCTAGTTTGATGAGGTCACAATGAACGGCGACGAAGAAAAGATTTGGGAAGCGGTGCATGAGATAAGACAATGCACCACGAGGATTGAGGTTGCTATCAGCGCAATGACAGTCCAAGTTCAAAACAACAAGGACGATATCAAAGCGAACACGGGCGCGATTGAATCAATTAGCAAACGGATCTCGACATACTTGGTGACGGCGTTTGGCGCGTTGTTCGCCGCAGTCTGGTCCATCTTGAAAGGAACGTCATGAGGAATTCGCATTTAATAGTGGACGATTTCGGGGACGACACTGGATGGGCCGCGTTCGGCAACGACACGACCGGTGTTATCGAGTACGCAACGCCGAGGTTTGGGTCGATTTGTATGGAGTTCGACAAGGTTGATGGAGCGGATGACGACACGTTTGCCGGCCTTGCGAAGACTTTAACAAGTCTGGATCTCAGCAAAGAGGGACTACGCACAACGGATCGCGTGACGTGGCTGTGTTTTTGCAGCGTACTGACAAACGTGGCTTCGTGTTTTGTGCGCCTTGGCACTGATTCGTCCAACTACCTTGAGTGGCGGGTTGCCGACACGGCCATGATTGCCGGCTGGACGGCTTGCGACGTGGCTTTCGGTGAGGCTTACATGACCGGCACTGGGTGTCAGTTGGAGGATATTGATTACATCGCGTGTGGTGTGAACTTCGATGCGGCTGGGAATACGCTGGCGAACATCAAGTTTGATTATCTGTGTCTCGAAGACGTGACCAGAAGGAAATCATAATGCCTGAATACTCTTTCGTGTGTGATGGCTGTGGCGAGAAGCAAAGCCGGTTTGCGTCTTCGGATAGTCCGCCACAGAAAGCCAAGTGTTCTTGCGGCAAGACGGCTCGGCGGGATTGGCAGACTGATATGGGTGTTCTGGAGGACAGGCGATCAGTAGAAGGCCACATCAAGAGCGAAAGCCTTGCCGTCAATCCAAATGAGGTTGAGGAAGAGATGGCGTCAGACAGGAAGATCGGATCGACATGCGATTACTACGACAGGGATGGTGTCCCGCACTGGAAAGGTGATATTGGTTCCGCGACGGCGCGGTGTAAGAAATACATGGCAGACAGAGGGTATACAAACAGTGGGAAATATTAAAGGAGAAGAGGCATGAGTGATGTAGACGTGAACCAAGTTGTGACGGAAGCGGTCGATTCCATAATGCCCGCTTTTGACATTCCAGACGTTAAAGATATGGATGGTGTCGCGGAGAAAGAACAGGAAACACTTGAGTACGAAGAAAAACCGGAAGAGAAAGAGGTTAAAGAAGAAACAGACGTGAGCGAAGAAGACGATTCCGCTGACGCAGAGACTATCGACGAAGAAGAAGATTCCGTCGAAGACATCGAAGAAGAAGATCCCGATGTCGAGGAGGAACCGGCTGCGCCTGTTGTCAGCCCTGCCCTCCAAATGGAAGCCGCCCGTTTCGGCATGACCAACGAACAGATCATGCAGTTCAGCACGGACGGTACGCTAAGAGCGGCGATTGCTTTAGTTCAGCCGAAGCAAGAGCAAG